GTCGAGTCTGATATATTCCGAGTTGTCTGGCAATCCTGACGACTCTCGCCGCTTCACGCTCGACGATCTGGAGCATTACATCAAGGCACATGGTGATACCACGCCTATCTATTACCTGGTTGAGAAGTATCTCGAGAACGACAGCTTGCGTAAGCAACGCGCGCTGGCTGAGCTACTCAAGTGCGCTCCTCAGTTCCTGGCGCTTATGAAGCAGGCGACGGCCGAATGAGTACCTGCAAATCGTGCGCCTATCGTAATCAGTCATTGGCCTATCCGCTTTTGTATTGTTCTCTGCGCGGTCTGCTGGTCAATCAGTCTTTCGTCTGCAATAAGTTCAAGGAGGGCGCGTGATGCTGTGCCAGCGCCCGTTCAAGCACCTGCCAACAGCCGACGACAAGGGTGATTCGCGTTGAGATATTCAATTTCAAATCCCCGTTCCCCGAGCGATGGTGAAGAAACACGCCTCCAGATCAGGGGGCCCCTGGCATCAACAGCCTACGAGGGTACAGAGAGCCTCGAAAATGGTGTAGTCAGTGATGGTGGGGCTTAGTCAACAGAATGAGCTACCTGAACTATGACTATGTGGTCGAACAGCTACGCGAGGCGGGGCTGGAGATCGAGCTGCCCATCGAGCTGGCGCGAAACGAGAAGTCGGTGCGCTGCCGGATTGCCGGCGGAGATCATGAAAAACGCGGCTGGTATCGGCTGTACGAGCACCTGATCGACAACGAGCTGTACCTGGTTGGTTCCTACGGTGTGTTCCATGGTGACGATCCGGGCACGCGCAAGGTCGATCTGACCAGGCGCTGCGAGAAGTGCGGGGCCTCGGTGCCGCTGCGCGACAAGCAGTGCCCGTCCTGCGGGTCGAAGAAGATCCGCAAGGCCGAATTGAGCGACGAGCAGAAGGCGGCCCTGGCCGCCCGGCTGGCCGCTGACAAGAAGCGCGCGGCGGCCGAGCGCCAGGCGGAACTTGATAAGGCGTCACAGTGGGCTTCGGCCGTATGGCGGGCGAGCAAGCCGGTCGACCAGCCGGACGATCATGACTACTTGCCGCGCAAGGGGCTGAAATCGGGCGGCGGTACGCGCATTTTCCCGGGCAACGAAGGCGTGCAGCTGGTCGGCGCCGAGCCAGATGACTACAAGTACCTTGCCGGATTCGCCGGCGCCATGGTTGTTCCGATCATGGACACCACCGGGCGCGTGTTCAGCCTGCAGTTCATCCTCTCGCGCAAGCAGCACGGCGAGCGGATCCGGCGCACCGAGCGCGACAAGGAATACTGGCCTGGCGGCGACGGCACCATCAAGGGACACTACTTCCTGATCGGCTCGTCGCCGGCCGGCGTCGTACTGATCGCCGAAGGTTTCGCCACCGGCCTGACGCTTGCCCAGGTGACGGGCAAGTCGGTCGCCGTGGCCTTTGCCGCGAACAACCTCGGCCCCGTCGCCGCGGTGCTGAAAAAGCACTACCGGAAGGCTGCGCAGCTGATCTGCGCCGACGATGACTGGCTGCAGAAGTGCGCCGAGTGCAAGGCCTGGACGCCGGTCGCTGTTGAAACATGCAGCGCCTGTGGCAAGCCGCACCGCAAGATGAATGCCGGCGTGCAGCGGGCGGCGGAAGCGGCGCTGGCCAATGGGGCTGCATGGATCAAGCCTGAATTCGCCACCCAGCGGCCCGTTGATCGCAAGGGCCCGACAGATTTCAACGACCTGGCCGATATCGAAGGCGAGGCCGTCGTCCGCGCCCAGCTCGAAAAAGCATTCGCCGACCTGAAAGTTTCCCCCGGCCCGGCTACCTCGCCTGAAAAAACCGCGCGCGAAGAAGCGGCGACAAAGGGGGGATGGGAGCGCTCGCCGGCCGTCGCCGTGATGACACTCGACGACATCGTCGAGCGCTTCATCGATATCGACGACAACACGGGCGATTTCGTTTTCGACACCTGGACGAACGAAGTCTGCAAGCGAACAAAGATGGTAAAGATGTTGCCGGCCGGCGTCCGCGGCGACGACATCAAGCGGCACTGGCGCTGGCTGCAGAAGGGCGCCGTCTACATCGACCAGATCGGCTTCGACCCCGGCGGCGAAGACAGCAACATCCTCTGCAATCGCTGGCGCGGCTGGCCGACCCGGCCCAGGCGCGGCACCTGCGACATCCTGCTCGATCTCCTGCGCTTCATGTGCTCCGACCAGGACAACGCCGACGAAGTCTTCGAATGGATCATCAAGTGGCTGGCCTACCCAATCCAGCACCCGGGCGCCAAGATGCAGACCGCGCTCATCGTGCATGGCCCGCAGGGCACCGGCAAAAGCCGTTTCTTCGAAGCCTACGCCAAGATATACGGCGAGTACGGCATCGTCATCAACCAGGCCGCCATCGAAGACAAGTTCAACGCCGACTGGTGCGAACGCAAGTTGTTCGTCGTTGCCGACGAAATCGTCGCCCGCGCCGAGATGTACCACCTCAAGAACCAGCTCAAGAACTTCATCACCGGCGAGTGGGTGCGCATCAACCCCAAGAACGTCGCCGCGCACCGCGAGCGCAACCACATGAACATGGTCTTTCTCTCCAATGAGCGGATGGCCCAGGTGCTCGACGGCGATGACCGCCGGCACTGCGTCGTCTGGACGCCGGAGAAGATGAACGAAGTCTTCTACAACGAGGTCACCGAAGAAATCAACCAGGGCGGCATCGAAGCCCTGCACGATCACCTGCTCGGCGTCGACCTCGATGGCTTCAAGCCGTGGACCAAGCCGCCGATGACCGAGGCCAAGGAAAACCTGATCAAGCTATCGGCCGGCAGCGACGAAATATTCCTGCAGGAATGGCGCGATGGCGCCATCGAAGGATTGCCCTTCGCGCCGGCCGGAACGTCACTCGTCTACGCCGAATACCTCGCCTGGTGCAAGCGCAACGGCGAACCCTACCCGCGCCCGGCCAAGCACTTCTGGGCCACCGCCGGCAAGCCGGGCTGGAGCATCGCCCGGCCGGATCGCTACGTCGACCTTCACTCCAGCACCACCATCAGCTGGCGCTGCGTCATCCCGCCGGAAGCACTGCTCAAGCGCTACGCAGACAAGGCTGTCCTGCCGCGCGAAGGCGTCAGCCGGACGCGCTGGCTCACCGAATGCTACTTCCACGTCGAGGACGCATGCCAGAAAGCAGGCATCAAATGACCGAAACCACAAAACCCGACGGGCAACCCGACGGGCAACCCGACACTCTAAGTATATGAAAACAAAGCAACCCGACGGCCCGACGGCCCGACACCAGCCACGCGTGTACACGCGAGACGAATACGCATATACACACACGCGTGCACAAAACTCTCCCGTGCACGCTGCGTGTACACCCGTCGGGCCGTCGGGTGCGCCTATTGGCGCGGGTTTCGCCCGTCGGGTCATGTGTCGGGTCACGCGTCGGGCCGTCGGGTCACGCGCGCGCCTTCTCTCACTCACACACACCCATAAAAAACAAAGCATGGAAAAATAAAAGAAGCCGATGCGCCAGGCCATGCCATTCACCGCCAGCATCATCGACGACTTCCGAACCAACTGGCCGGAAGCCGGCATCGTCCAGGCCGTGCGCGCCGGCATCGACGGCCAGCCCACCTTCCACGCCCGGGAAGCCGGCCATGAAGTCGGCACGCCCCTCCCCTGTGATCCGGCCAAAGCCGTCAGCCTCGCCACCTTGATCGACATCGGCCACGTCCGCACCGGGCAGTCCGTTACCTACCCGAAAGGACGCCGCCATGGATGACCTCGACCGCGCCAGTGAGCGCAAAGCGCAGGACCGCGAACGGGCGCTTGCCGCTGCCCGCAACCGGCCCTGCCTCGCCGACACCGGCCGCTGCCACTACTGCGATGCCAGCGTCCCGCCAGGCGCCCACTTCTGCGATGCCGATTGCCGGACCGATTTCGAGCGCGAACAAGCCGCCGCCAGGCGCAACGGGAGCCGGGCATGAGGCGCCGCCCGATCCCCTGGCGCCCGCTGCGCCATCCGCGCCCGTCGTTCGCCCTGTTCTGGCTGCGCGGCCGCCGCTCGATCAAGCGCGAGCGCTTGGCCGGCGCCCGCCGTCGGATCATCCTCACGCTGCCCGACCCGCGCTTCTACCCTGAACATTCGCCGCCGCCCATGAAGTTCGAGCGCGACGACGACATGCTGCACAGGGTGGTGCTTCGCGGACTGTTTGCCCGTCGTACGCGGAGGCCGGCATGACCACGCTCACCCAGGCCCAATTCGCCCGGCACCTCGGCGTCGACCGTGCCCACATCACGCGGCTCAAGCAAGCTGGGCGCCTGGTGCTCACCCCGGCCGGCCAGGTTGACGTCGAAGCCAGCGAAGCCCGCATCGCTGCCACCGCCGATCCGGCCAAAGCCCCGGTCGCCGAACGCCATGCCGCCGGCCGGGCTGCTGCGGTCGACGGCGCTACGGCGGCAAAAACGGCGGGCGAGCAAATGTCCGACAAGGTCACCGCCACCTACCAGCAATCGCGGGCTGTGCGCGAGCGCTACGGCGCGCTCACTGCCAAGGCGGAATACGAGGCCATGATCGGAAAGCTGGTCGATGCCGACGCAGCGCGCAGTGCCGTGGCCGATCTGTGCGTCAACTTCCGGCAGGCGGTCGAGGTCTGGCCAGACACCATCGGGCCGCTGCTGGTGCAGAAAGAGCTGACTGAAATCCGGCAGATCATGCAAGAGCATGCCGAAGCCCTGCTGCTTTCGATCAGAGACGAAATCAAATACATCCTCGCGGAAAAATTGCCATGAAAATCGAACACCTCGCCATTGACCGCCTGATCCCCTACGCCCGCAACAGCCGCACCCATTCCGACGAACAGGTCGCGCAAGTCGCCGCCTCGATCCGCGAGTTCGGATTCACCAACCCGGTGCTGATCGACGGCGACGGCGGCATCATCGCCGGCCACGGGCGCGTCATGGCCGCGCGCAAGCTCGGCATGGACAAGGTGCCGTGCATTCGTCTGGCACACCTGACCGAAGCGCAGCGCCGCGCCTACGTCATCGCCGACAACAAGCTGGCGCTGAATGCCGGGTGGGATGAGGAAATGCTGCGGGTCGAAATTGCCGATCTGCGCGACGCCGAATTCGACCTGACGTTAACTGGCCTAACCGACGAAGAGTTGGAGCAATACCTTTACATGCCGCAAGCAATGGACGAAATGCCGCTGCTGCCTTCAGGTGAAAAATCGCCTTTCCAGCAGGTCACTTTTACCTTGCACGATTCCCAAAGCGAAGAACTCCAGCGCGCGCTGAAAGCATCCAAGGCGCTCGGCCCGTTTCATGGGTCGCGTAACGAAAACAGCAACGGAAATGCCCTGGCGCGCATTTGCGAAACATTCCTTGCACATCATGGCGACCGCTAAAGACATCCGGGTCGCACCCATATCATGCGCTGATGCCCGTGCGCTGGTTCGCCGCGTGCACTATTCCGGCAAGGTCACGAACAACAGCCAGCTTCATTTTGGCGTTTTTCTGGATGGCCGGCTGGAAGGCGCGATGCAATTTGGTCCGTCGCTCGACAAACGAAAAATTCAAGGGTTAGTACGCGATACCGGATGGAATGATTTTCTTGAATTAAACCGGATGGCATTTTCTGACCGCCTGCCGCGCAACTCTGAAAGCCGCGCCATCGGGATAGCCATGCGTTTAATCCGCAAGCACTACCCGCACATTGAATGGGTCATCAGCTTCGCCGACGGAACGCAATGCGGCGACGGCACAATTTACCGCGCCAGCGGATTTGTGCTTACGGCCATCAAGAAAAACGACCAGATATGGGCGGCGCCGGAAGGCGAAACATTCTCGCGCGTGAGTTTGACGGATGGAAGTAGCAAGCAGCAGCAGCAGCAGGCAAAAAAAATCGTGCATCGCGTTTCGCAAACCAAAGGGCCGGAGATTATGCACGCTATGTCAGGCCGCGCCGGAGGAAAAGCAGCAGCAGCAGCAGCAAATAGCGTGAACGGCGGTGCCGCTTCAATGAAAGGATACGCCGCCGCCGGATTTAAGCCGCTCGAAGGCTATCAGTTGCGGTATATTTACTTCCTGAACCCGCAAGCGCGCGAGCGCCTGACGGTTCCGATTCTCCCATTCTCGAAAATCGAGGAAATGGGCGCCGGCATGTATCGCGGCGAAAAAGTTAAGCGTGGTAAAGAGCAGGCGCCGGAGCACCACTCCGGCCTGGGCGGCGCGACTCCGACCACCACGCTCCAGGCGTCCGAAGCAGGCGATGCCGGCGACCAGCCGGACAGCGGCGGTGCAACACCGACCCGGACGCTCCAGCCATGAGTCAATCACGCGCCCATTCTGCCATTGAGGCTGCGGCAAACGTTGCTATTGGCTACGGTGTAGCGGTGGTGTCGCAGATCGCCATCCTGCCTATGTTCGGCGTGCATTTGCCGCTGGTCGAAAATCTCGCCATCGGCGCATGGTTCACCGCCATCAGTCTGGTGCGCAGCTATGCCGTCCGGCGCCTGTTTAACGCTGCTGCGGTCAACGCCCAAAAATGACCGGAATCACCGACACCGCCTTCCTCTACCAGGCCGCCGCGCGCGCGCTGCGCCCGCGCCCGCCGACCACCGTCAGCGCATGGGCGGAAACGAACCTGCGCCTGTC